GTGGCATGTTGCCCAGTCCACCAAGACAACAACCCGTCAATGTCAATCAGCGAGCAAGGCACTAGGATATTAATCTACTGCCATGCTTGCGGGGCCAAGGGTAGTGAAGTAGTCCAGGCAGTAGGTCTGAGTGAGTCGGCATTGTTTAATGATGAACCACAAAAACGTGGAGTAAACAGTTACTTTTCTAAGGATCAGCGTGAACAGGCCAAAGAAGATGCGTACTTCATTGAGATCTACGATAATGAATTGAGCAAGGGACACCAGCCAAGCCGTGAAGAATACCGCCGGTACAAGTTAAGTCAGCAACGGGTCAAAGTGTTAGGGGAAGTGAATGCAAGTCATCAGTAAAGAACGATTAGCAACCGAATGTGTACGCATGACCATCCAGAATCAGGAAGGTCTGGACAACATGATGCAGATGCTAGGGCAGATCGAGTTAGAGTTTCCCATTGACGTACAGATAGAGAAGCACAAGAAGAAACGAACCGCTACTCAAAACAACACCGCTAACAAATGGTATCGTGATTGTGAGAAACAGGGCGATATGAAGGCGTGGGAGTATCGGGCGTACTGTAAACTGCACTTTGGAATCCCTATTCTCAGACGTGACAGCGAGAAGTTCAAAGCAGTGTATGATCGAGACGTTAAGCCTTACACTTACGAACAAAAGTTATCGTTCATGGTGGAACCTTTTAACTTTGAGGTCACAAACTTGATGAATGTCAAACAACACAGCGAGTTCTTGGACATGGTTGAGCGTCACTTACGGGAACAAGGGTTTGAATTAACACAAGTAAACAAATAAGGGAATTATTATGGAATTAAGTGAAGAAGAAGTAAGGGATATGCTCCAAAATGATGATGATTATCCGCGCTACCAATGGATAAATCATCGCATTCAAGAGTGCGTTCTAGAGCTTATAAGTTATCAGGAAGATTTTAACTTAGAAGAGACCGAACTTAGATCTGAATTGAGTTTAGGTATTGGTCATTTAATCAAGGCTTTATCTATGATAAAGCCAAGAAAATGACATGGCCAAGAAATGCAAAGTCTGNGGGGAAAAGTTCACGCCAACTTTCAGTAGTTTCCAGAAAACGTGTAATGCGACTCAATGCCTTGTCGCGTTCGGCAAGACTGAAAGAACTAGAATCAATCGCAAAGAAACCAAAGAGGCCAAGCGAGACAGATCTTATTGGATGAGACGGTGCCAAACCGAGTTCAATAAATACATTAGGAACCGCGACAAGAAAGATCCTTGCATATCATGCAACCGCCATCACGATGGCCAGTACCATGCTGGTCACTACAAGACAGTGGGCGGTCATCCTGCACTACGATTTTGTGAGGACAATTGCCACAAACAATGCTCAGTTTGCAATAACTACAAGTCTGGTAATTTATCAGAATATCGGGCAAACTTGTTGATAAAGATAGGGTTAGAGCGGGTCGAGTGGCTAGAAGGGCCGCATGATCCTGTCAAATATACCATTGAGGATCTGCAAGAGATGTTATCTAACTACCAATCACTGAATAAGAAATGGGTACAGTCTCCACGCTAGACCGTAATGCTGAACAGGTGCGGGATGTACTCCGTAACCTGTTGGAGCAGTGTGAGGCTGGGAACATTTGTGGTGCTGTGATAGTGACAGAGCATCTCGACGGGTTCGACTTGGACATGCCTGGAACCTTCTCAACAGATCCTGATTCAATAGCTTCAATCACTGGCCGGTTGCAAATGGCCGCGCATTCATTCTACCAGATGAGCTGGGAATCTGACGATGAAGTATAACACCACGACCGAGCACCTAGATTTCTGCAACACCGACTACCAGCGTCAGATAATTCAGATGACGTTGAGCGGGATGAACCAGACTGAGATTGCTAAAGAGCTAGGCAAGCACCCCAAAAGAATTCATAACGCCCTTGCGTCTGTTCACAATCGGGCAGCAATGCAAGGTGTAGCACCAGCCTATAATGTAAACCGGCAGACAGCGCCAGGATTTACCACCAAACGGGTCAGTACCGCCTACAATTTGGACGGCGATATTGTTCTGCAATGGCACATTCAAGAGCCAGAACGGCAAAAGCTGGAAGAATTGATCGCTCAATTTGTGGAAGGATTCAAAGATGAAGTCTCGGGAATACACACTCCCATTAACGCGCCCGAAGGCATTGATGACGATTATATGGTTAGCTATATTATTGGCGACCATCACCTTGGGATGCTTGCTCACCATTCTGAGACGATGGGCGAGGACTATGATGTCAAGATTTCGCAACGTCTGCTAGAAGATGCAGTCGATCGGCTGGTCAGTGTAGCGCCAGCGGGTAAGGTCGGTGTGCTTGTGAACCTTGGCGACTTCATGCACGTCAACGACTCCACCAGCTCAACGCCTAATAGCAAGAATCTACTCGACTCTGACGGTCGGTACTCCAAGACCATTAGGGCTGCAAGCAATGTCATTAAGCGTACGGTCTTGCGGATGCTAGAGAAACATGCCGAGGTCTGGCTTGTGAATGTTCGTGGTAATCATGATCCAGATGCTGCGTTGTGGTTGAATGAAGTCATGCGGCTGTACTTTGAGGATGATCCGCGTGTTCACGTTTTCGATAACGCCAGCAAATTCATCTGGTGGCAGTGGGGCAAGAATCTAGTCGTGACCCATCATGGTGATCGGATCAAAATGTCCAATCTTCACGGGTCAATTGTCTCTAACCTGAGAAAAGAATGGGGCGAAGCGGAGCACACTTTCGTGTGGACAGGCCATATACACCATAAAAATCAAGAAGAATATGGCGGCGCATTGTTCGAGTCCTGGAATATACTCGCGCCTTCTGATGCTTGGCACGCAGGTGCGGGCTACTCCAGTTCTCGGAGTATGACATGCGTGATTCTTCACAAAGACTATGGGGAAGAAGGACGATTAAAGGTAAACGTGGAGCGGATTAAATGAGCGCATTTGACGAGCAGATAGGCGGCAACCACTACAAGCTGATGATGATTCAGCCCACTGAATACATATTAGCGAACGACATGGGATGGTGTGAAGCCAATGTTGTGAAGTACATCAGCCGGTGGCGTGCTAAGGGCGGGGTTGATGACTTGCGAAAGGTGGTGCATTACACTCAGATCTTGATAGAAAAAGAAACGGCCACTAAATCTAAGACATAAAAAAACCCAGCGATTAAACTGGGTTCTTCTAATTTTAACAGGGTGATAACTATTACTTGGCGGTAGACCCCTGCAATCAGTTTAATGCACTGGCATACGGTTAACTGATATCAAAATTATAATTACATTAAATCATAAAATCAAGGGGCCGATATCTTCTGAAACTACGCACCCATTAGATGAGAAGAACTCCGAAAACATACCCGAATAAAAAAGCCACAATCATCGCCCCGCCTGTGAAGCGTGGAACCATTAGTTTATCAAGTTGTTTCTTGATCATTTCTTGCCCTCGATTTGTTGTAGTTTGTCCAGCATTTTAAGCACGTCTAGCAGTACGGTCTGTTCGTATTGGTCGACCTCTGGATGGCAGTAAGTCTCGCGCACTTTAACTAACGTCATCCATGCGGTTAACAGTTCGGTTCGGGTTGGTTTCATGTGTTGCCCTCTAGTTTTGTGATAATACGTTTAGCGGCTGGCCAATTTATTTTGAAACGGTTTGCGATGCGGTTTGCACTCCATCCTAGCGCCCTACGCTTGGCCACCTCGGATTCTAACTCGGCCATCGATGAGCAGTTGCCCGTTGATGGTTTAGGCCCTCTTTTCATTGGTCTAGTTGATTGGGGATGGCGCTTCCACGTCATCTTACGCCCTCGCAGTTTGGTTTTAAGTTTTGATAGTCCGGCCAGTAGCCTAGACAGACGTTATATCGGTACTCTTTGGACATGGTGACCTCGTGCTCATAGTCCCAATTTGAGACCCAGAGCAAGGCCGCGACAACTGCCACGGCGATGCAAATCTTTGTAAGGCGGTTCATGCTTGCCCCCATTGATAGCCTAGTTGGTCGACTAAATAGTCTCGCGCACGTTCGCGGTCGATGGTGTCGCCACAGAACCCGTCAAACTGTAAGGCGTGCATCCAAGCGGCGTGTAAGTGCATCGTGCAAACTGTCGGGGATATTGGGTACAAACCCTGCGGCCCGTAGTAGTCCCATAAGTACCGGCAAAAATGGATCATTTCTTTGTCTTTGTTCATATTCTCACCTCAATGTTGACGTTACAGATATCGCCTAGAATACGCTCGAAATCAGCGCGGCCATGATAGGGTTCGGAAACGTCGCCAATATGCCACTGGCCCTCGCCGTGTTGATCGTCAAGCCATTGGTGTAAGTTGTCAACGAATGC